ACGGTGCCTTGCTCGTGCGCGACCGGGGAGCACCTGCGGAACAATCGGATCATCTTCAAGGGTCGCCGCAATGTCGACGAGCTGCTCCGCATGGGCTGGAAGCTGCGACCCAAGGCCCCGAGGCTGAGCGATGAGGACTTGATCTTCTTGATGGCACGGAGCTTCGAGACAAGCATCGCCGGGGCAATGTGGGAGATCAGGCACAACCGAAGGATCGAGCCGCGAGACGAGAGCCGGGACCGGGCGGTGCTCCTAATCGGCAAGAGCATAGCGAGGGGCTAGAACGACAAAGGCCCCGCCGAAGCGGGGCCAGTGTGTCGGTCGAGGTATGCTAGGCGATAGGGAGGACGGTCTTGACGCAATAGGAGTCTTTGTCGGTAGCGTCGAAGGACTGGACAACTCCACGCTTTGCGAGCTTGATCATCACGCCCAGCGTCGTCCGGCTTTGCCACGAGACGTCGCCGTCGTCGTAGATATCGATGGTCTTCAGCGAGTCAGGCTGGGCCAGCCGCTCCTCGGCGCTGACAGATCCATTGTACCAGCGAAAGGCCATAAACTTGAGCCCGGGGCGCTCTGCGATGAGGTCGATGATTCGCTGCTCGGCTTTGGTGATTCGCTTGCTCATTTTCTTGTCCTCCGTGGGCACTGTATGCGCCTCAACTGTCTAGATATTAGGATACCCCTTTATCGGGGTCAAGCATTAATTTGCAGAAATCCGAAAAAAGATTGGACCGCCGATGTGGTAGGGTGAGACGCGGCTGGCGGGAGTGGGTCCCCCAGCCCGGTCGACGGAGGTCAGGATGCCGACTACGCCTCGGGCAGAAGATAGCAAGAACGAATTGACTCAGGTTGACGCGGTGATTGAGTTGATCCGCGTCTATGAGGGGGATGAGCTCAAGGCCCTTCTTCAGAAGTGGATCGAGGACAGCTCGGCGGCTCGATGGGCTCCGATTTCACTGCTCAAGCCGTGGGCAAACAATCCCCGCGACAACGACGGGAGGGCGGTCGAAGCCGTCGCAGAGTCGATCAGTCGGTTCGGCTTTGCTTCGCCACTCCTCGCCCGCCTCGCCAACGGCGAGATCATCGCGGGTCACACTCGTCTCAAGGCTGCCAAGCTGCTCGGGCTGAAGAAGGTCCCCGTGCGCTACCTCGACATCACCGAGGAGGAGGCGCACCTGCTCGCCCTAGCAGATAACAAGATCGGGGAGCTGGCCGACTGGAAGAACGATATCCTCGCCGGGATTCTTGCGGAGCTTGACGCGGACGATCTAGCGGTCGCCGGGTTCGATGACGACGACCTCGCCAACATCCTCGGAGACGACGAGCCGCTTGGCCCCGACGACATCGAGACCGAGGATATTGACGACGCGGCAGACGAGGAGATTCCAGAGCATGTTGAGCCCACGACGAAAGCGGGCGATGTGGTGGAGATGGGGCCGCATGTCCTGCACTGCGGAGACTGCATTGAGGTGATGCAAGGAATGGCCGAGAACAGCGTGGACGCTATCGTCACCGATCCGCCCTACGGTCTGGGCTTCATGGGAAAGGCTTGGGATGCTCTGCCGCCCGGTGAGGACTGGGCTCGGGAGTGCCTGCGGGTGCTCAAGCCTGGAGGGCACATCGTCGCATTCGGCGGGCAGAGGACGATCCACCGCCTGACCGTCTCTCTGGAGGATGCCGGATTCTCCATCAGAGAATTATTCGGATGGCTCCAGTGGCAAGGCTTCCCGAAGAGCCTGGACGCAAGCAAGGCACTTGACGCGCATCACGGCGCGGAGCGGGAGGTGTTGGGAACTCGCAAGCGGCCCGGTGGGCCAACAAAAATGACTGAGGCCCGAGGGTGGAACCCTGGGCCGATGGCGTCGGATGATGCGACGGTGCAGCTCACAGCCCCCGCAACCGAAGACGCCCGCACCTGGGAGGGCTTCGGTTCAGGGCTCAAGCCTTGCCTGGAGCCTGCGGTCATCGCTCGCAAGCCTCTGATCGGGACCGTCGCTGAAAACCTGCTGGAGTGGGGAACGGGGGCGCTGAACATCGACGGGTGCCGCTACGACTACGGGGATGAGGCATGGCCGGGGCCCTGCGAGGGTTATGACGCGGCAAAGAAGAGGAATCCCCATACCTATTCGAGCTTCGGGAGAATCGGGCCGGCCGGGGGGAGCGGTGCCACCATAACAGCTAGCCCCACAGGTCGCTGGCCCGCGAACATCTACGCCACGCCGAAGGCATCGAGGAGCGAGCGCGGGGAGGGCAACCTACACCCCACCGTCAAGCCTGTGAAGCTGATGCGCTGGCTCTGTGTTCTTGTGGGGTGTCAGCCCGGATCGTTGATCCTTGAGCCTTTCGCTGGCTCGGGGACAACCCTTGTTGCCGCCCATCGCGAGGGCTTTGAGTGTGTCGCCATCGAGCGCGAGCCAGCCTACTGCGACATTGTGAGAGCGCGAGTCGAGGCCGCGTTGAGACGTTCCGAGTGACTGACTCACGAGGCCGCGCTACAGTCAAGAGAGCGAAAAGGATTCAGCTATAGTGCCAAATAACCCGACAGCCGAGGAGCTTCTTCGACGCCTCGCCGTAGTCCAGAAGGCTATCGGGGAGCGCGGGTGGAGCTTGCAGATCAAGCGGGCGTTGGCTCGGGATCTGGGCGTCCACCCCGACACCGTGGACAACTACCGCCGCCGACTCATCGACGGAATGAGGGTCGAGCTGGACGAGCGCACCCGAGAGGAGCGTCAGGCCGAGTTCCTGGAGCGACTCCAGGGCCACCAACGCGCCGCCCTTGCCTCGGGCAAGATGGGACCGCTCGCGGCCATGCTCAACCTTGAGAGCCGACTCGTCGGACTCGACGCCGTGACGAATCACGACCTCGGCGGCTCGGTGCAAGTCGTGCTCAACGTGCCGGACGTGAAGAAAGAGGACAAGTGATGGACGAGCAACTACAGCGGGCGTGCGTTGCCTGCGATTCGATCTACCGTGGCGGGCTGGCGTGCCCTGCCTGCGGGGAGCCTGGGGAGCCCCTGGAGGCTTCAGGGTGCGAGTCGTGCGGCTCGTCAGAGCTGCGCTTCGACGCGAGCAGCGACTCGCTCGACTGCGCGAGCTGCGGTGAGTCTCACACCGTCCACTAGAACGACAAAAGCCCCCGAAGGGGCCGATGCGTTGGGGGTTGGGTGCCTAGAGGGGGCGGCCCGCGCCTATTTGCTTCGCGAACCGGCGGATCACGCCAATATCCATACTTGGATTGAGTCTGCGGAGGTTGGTAACCAGTGCGTTGAAGGCGTAGCTCACCATCTTGGGTGTGGCGCGCTGGGGGTCTGCGGCCTCTATTCTGGCTTGGTAGTCGGCGGCGAGTCGTCTTGTTGTAGCGTTGGTGTTCATTTTCTTGTCCTCTCGGGGGCGTTGTGCCCCGCTGATGGTTTAGTTATAGGATATCCCTTAATGGTGGTCAAGGGGAATATGCAGAAATCCGAAAAAAAGACCAGAACGACAAAGGCCCCCGAAGGGGCCGATGTGCTGGGGTTCGGAAAGCTTTAACGCGCGCCCTCCGTTCGGCTTGCGATCCTGATGTAGCTTTGGATCGTAACGTAGGAGATCGCCGGGTTCGCCTCTCGGAGAACCCTGAAGACCTCCCGATAGGTCAGCCTCATCGCCTCGGTGGGCAGACAGACCGCGAGGGTTGAACTGGGCCTCCGCCCCTGGGCCTCCCTGAGCGCCTTGAGCGCGTCCAGGAGTGCCTGGGCCTTCGGTGTCGTCTTCACTTGCTTTAGTCGGTTGTTCATCGTCTTGTCCTCCGGTGTGGGGTTGTGGGTTAGGCCCAGCTGCGGAACGTACGGGACTCGGCGTTGTGCTCGTTGAGCATCTCTTCGCATTCAATTTGGTCTCGGAGCCTCTCGATGTTCACCGACATGCGATCCCGAGTTTTTCCGCAATCGAGGACGGGGATTCCGTTGCTGTCGGTAGCGCTCAGGGCGCGCCCCATCCCAGCCAATTCCTCGCGCAGCTCCTCGACGTGACAGAAGGCCTCCCCGTCGTCGAGACGAAGTAGCGGCTGCCGGTTCTCCCGGGCATGCTCCAAGAGCAGCTCGGCGGCGCGCACAAAGTCGGCGGGAGTCGTTCCGAGGCCCCGCGTGTACTGGTCGAACTCGTCGGCGGTGTAGCCGAACTCGCGGACAGCGACGGAGCGCATGTCGCGGTAAAGGGTGGCGGCTTTGTCTCGGGTCATCGTGGCGGTATTCATTGTCTTGTCCTCTCGGGGCTTCAGTGCCCGTCAACTGTCCTCAGATTAGCGGATACCCCGAAACCGTCAAGGGGTAATTTGCAGAAATCCGAAAAAACCTCGTGCTACGCTCTGGGGATGAGGTCGATCACAATCAACTACGAGCCCTTCGGGGCACAGATCCAGGCGCACGAGGCACCCGAGGACATCGTGTTGATGGCTGGCGGGTGGGGCTCGGGGAAGACCTCCTGGCTCATCGCTGAGGCTCTGCGGAACACGGTCAAGAACCCCGGGCTCGCGGGGGTGCTGGTGTCGCCAACCTTTCCCCTCCAGCGCCGGACGCTCTACCGAAACATCGTGGACTTCTTGCCCGAGGCGACGAGGTGGCCCACCGGGGCCGCGAAGGCGTCGGACTGCCTTGGGCCTCTGGTCCAGGACTGGTCAAGCCGTGACCGAATGCTGACGATGTGGAACGGGGCTCAGTGGATCTTCGCCTCAGCCGACGACCCCGGCAGCCTGGAGGGCGCGACGTATGCCTGGGGCTGTCTCGATGAGCCCAGGCTGATCAGACACGAGGCTTGGCGGATCTTCAACTCTCGGATCCGTGACAACCGCTCGGCCCAGCTCAGGAGGTCCATCGCCGGGGTGCCCTCGATGGGGTGGATGTTCGAGGAGTTCGGCAAGCCCGGACCCAACCGGACGATGATCAAGGCGCGCACCGCCGACAACCCGCACCTGCCGAGCGGCTACATCGAGAGCTTGAACCTCTCCGACAAGCTGGCCCAGGCTTATCTTGAGGGCGAGTTCGTCGTGCTCTCGGGCGTGGTCTTCTGGACCTACGATCCGGCGGGCGGTTCGATTGTCGATGTCCAGCCCGATCCGACTCGACCAACCTACGGCGCGCTCGACTTCGGTGGCCGTCGTCCCGCCTTCCTCGTGATCCAGGACGTCGAGGGGCTCGGTGAGGTCATCGTCGAGGAGGTGTGCGTCTCTGACACGCTAGAGCAAGTCCACGCGAACCAATGCGCCGAGCTGCTCCAGGGCTACGGGTTGACGATGCTGGAGTGTTTCGTAGATCCCGCCGGAAAGGCAAGGAACGCCCAAACCGGACTAAACAGTGTCCACATTTTTGAGAACACGTTCCGGGCCGCTGGCGTGCTTGCTGGGGGCCTCCAGTACAGCCTCAACCCAATCGAGCGCCACATCCCCAACGGCGTCGAGGCAACTCGGGCACGCTTCCAGGATCACACGGGCAAGCGTCACCTCTTCGTCGCAAGGCACCTCACCGAGACGAGTCGAACGAGTCGCTACCCGGCGGGCGTGCTCGGGATCCACGGCTCGCTCCTGTCCTACCGCTACAACGAGAAGCAGCACAGCAACGTGCCGAGGAAAACAGGCGAGGATGATCACTTCCCAGACGCCCTGCGCTACTACGTCATCGGGCGGCACGGGGTTATGGAGCAGCCGGACATCGCCGCGATGAATGAGATCCGTGCTCCCCGCTCCGCCCTCCGGTATGGTGGGGGCGGATTCTCAATGGAGGACTTTTAGATGTCCCAGGCTCCCGAATGGGCGAAGCTCGGCCCGATCTACGTTACCCGACAACAGGCCGAGGCAGCCGCCGTCGAGGGTCGGGCGCTCAAGATCTACCCGGAGGGCATGGAGGCCCTAGAGGATGGCTTCGTCTCCGGCGTGGGCGAGATGCCGCGCACCGCCTCAGCTCGAATGATGCGGGACCGGCTGACCGACGTGGGCACCTATCCCTCCTCGGGCGTCGTCGATATGAACGCGAACAGCAACCTGACCCCGGACTTGTGGCGGGGTTATCAGGATCAGGTCGGAATTGTCGATCAGATGCGACAAGAGGACCCGGTGATTAAGGCGATCACCCTGGCTTGGTGCTTGCCGATCATCCGAAGCCACTGGAAGGTCGAGCCGGCTGGCGACGACCGAGCGGCGCTAGAGGAGGCGGAATTCATCCGGGCCAACTTATTCGAGTACGTCCACGGCGGCTTCTATCAGTTCGTCGAGCAAGCCGTCTCGGCGGTGTGGCGCGGCTTCAGTCTCTTTGAGATCGTGGCTCGCTTCGACCGCGAGACGAAGATGATCCGGCTCGACCAGCTCTCTCCGATGCTGCCTCGGACGGTGTACGAGTGGACCCGTTACCCGGACGGCGCGGGCTGGGGGGTCACTCAGACGAGCAACGTGGGCGATCCCGACCTGGGCGAGCAGGCTTCGTTCAGTTCGGTGGGCGTAAGCCTACCTCCCGAGAAGCTGCTCCACTTCGTGTGGGATCCAGACGGGGACGCGCCCGAGGGCACCTCGATCCTCCGTCCCTGCTATGGGGGCTGGAAGTCTCGCCGCCTGTATCTCAAGCTGGAGGCATCGGGCTATGAGCGCGGGGCCTTCGGGATCCCCTACGTCGAGGTCGCGCCCACCGCGCGGGCTGGGGACTCAGCCACAGTCAACGAGATCCTCCGAGAGTTGCGGACGGGTGCTCGGGCCTGGGCAAGTCTGCCCCCCGGCTACTCGCTGAAGTTTGCGGACTTCCCAATGAAGGGGGCCGACATCCGAGAGGCTCGCCGTGCAGCCGGCGCAGACATGGCTCGCGCGGCCCTGACTCCGTTCTTGACGACCGGAGATGGAAAAGTCGGGTCCTTTGCCTTGATCCAGGGGCAACAAGACTTCTTCACGATGGCGCTTCAATCCGCCGCCGACATGATCGGGAAGGTCCTCAGCCACGGTGCAGGATCGCTTGTCCAACGTCTGTGCATGTGGAATTACAAGCGATCCGAGGGCTTCCCGAAGATCACCCCCGGCTCGATTAGCATCGGGGATCCCAAGGCGCTCGTCGAGGCGATCAAGGTCGCCACAGAGGCGGCAGCACTCACCCCCGACCGAGGGATCGAGGAGGCTGTCCGCGCCGCTCTGGGCCTGCCCGAGATGCCTGAGCACGAGAGCGCCGAGGAGATGGAGCACCGGCTAAAGAATCGGGTGCCCACCGAGGTCATCGACGTCGAGAAGGACGAGCAGATCACAGAAGAGCCGCCGACCCCGAAGACAGCGCCCAAGGTGGACGAGGTGACCGACGACCAAGCGGACAAGGTGGAGGCCGAGGGCGAGGCGATGCAGACGCTCGCGGAGCTTCCAGGACGCAAGGCGATCAACGGGCGCGACCTCTGCGAGTACGAGAAGGTCGTTCGCTTCGATGAGACGCTGGCTCCGATGCAAGGCGTCAAGGAGGCGATGGCTCAAGCCGCCGTCGATTGGCGCGAAGCGATGGCCCCGAAGTACGCCGAGCGTATGGCCCGGGCGGGCGATCTGCTCAAGATGCGGTCGGTCGACGTCCCCGACCTCGGCAAGCTGGGCGAGGCTTTCCGCATCGAGCTGCGCCGAGCCTACCGCGCAGGCCAAGGCTCAGTCCGAGAAGAGATCGACCGGATGGTCGCTCAGCCCGATCTGGCTCAGGCAGTGGTCGAGGGTGACTACGAGACGACCCGCGACGGGATCGTAGTCGAGTCCCCCGAAGAGGTGACGGTCCTGCAAGAGGTCGACATGAGCGTCCCGCAAGGGGTCCGCGACGAGATGGCGCGCGGCCTCAAGTGGCACGAGGAAGGACTGAGCGGTGACGGGCTGACAGCTGCGACGGTGAGCTGGGCTCGTCGCATTGTCAACGGAGAGCCAATCAGCAAGGACAAGGCGATCAAGATGCGAGCTTGGCTCAAGCGTCACGAGGTCGACAAGGAGGGCGAGGGCTTCAGCCCAGGCGAGGACGGCTTTCCCTCACCGGGCCGAGTTGCCTGGGCTCTCTGGGGAGGCGATCCGGGCGTTGCCTTTAGTAACAAGCTCGTCGCACAGCTTGAGCGAGAGGAACTCAGCGACTCACCTGCTCAGGGTCTGTTCGGCTTCGCCCTTAAACAAGAGCCGGTCAAGCCTGTCTTGACTTGCTCCCGCACTGGCACAGGACTCACCGGGCTCCAGTACCTGATGAGCCTGAGCGACGATCCCCGCCTGCTCCTGGCTCCTCCGAAGAAGGCCCGCAAGGTCAAGGCCGGCAAGCCCGACGCCCCGGGCGACAGCGTGGCAGATCAGATCGATCCCGAGGAGGCCATCGAGAACGTCGCCAGAACCTCAGCCCTCGCGGCGGGTGACCGAGTGAAGACCGCAAGCATCACCGCTGTCCAGAGCGCAGCCATCGGCGGGGTCTTGCCTGCGGCAGCCGTCGCGGAGACGGTCGCCACCGCTGTCACCTCCCTGTCCCCGGGAGCCGACCTTGTGGCAGGCCAGCGAGACACGAACACGATCTTCGGGCTCGGTCGAATGCAGGAGGCGCGAGCCGAGGGCGTCGAGGAAGGGATCCGCTCGGCGATGCTGGAATCTGCGACCTGCGACGTCTGCTTGAGCAAGGACGGCGCACGCTTCCCGATGGAAGAACTGGACGAGTACGCCACCCCGGACCCGGACTGCCTGGGCGGGGACCAATGTAACTGCATCGTGATCTTTGTCCCGAAGGAGGACTAAATGCCTTACCCCAACGAACACGCCGCAAGACAACAAGACCCGGATCGCTTCGTTAGCTTTCGACGCGGAGAGATCGAAGGGGCCCGAGATGGCATTGACGCGATCTTCGGGGTGCGTGAGGATGGCAAGACCGAGATTCAATCAATCCGAGCAGACTCAAGCAAGATCACCCCGGACGAGTTCCGCGAGTGGCTGGAGACGAACGAGATGAGGACCGACATCGAGGAGGCGGTAGCCGAGAGCATGGATGAGGACGACTACGGTCGGATTGACGAGGAGTTCGGAGAGAAGGATCGCACCTACTCCGAGGTCTATTCCGGGGTCGCTTATCTCCTAGCTGAGGGCGCGGTGGGGTGGGTCGAGATCGTCCGCTCGGGTCGATTCTTCGGCAACACGGGTCCGAGCCCCCGGCGTGTCGAGCTGTCCGAGGACGACATTATGGCGATGGCTTCGACCTACAAGCACGTCCTCTCGGAGGGCTGGTTCAATGGTGGCGCGCCGGTCGGCTACAATCACGCTCAGGCGATGGGCGACCGCACCCCAGAGGCCACCCGGGCAGCAGCGCGGATCCAGGAGGTCGAGGTCAGGCCCAACGATCATGGGGGCCTCTCGCTCTGGGGTCTGTTCACCTGGACTGATGAAGGGGCGCGACGAGTCGAGGCCCAAGAGTTCAGCTCAATCAGCGCCGAACTGATCCCACCCAGCGCCGCCACGTCAAAGCTGAGCGGCGAAAAGCTTGGCGGCTACACGTTGGTCGGTGCGACTTTGACGAACACACCGATGATTCCAGGTATGCAAGCGCCAAGCATCTCTGCTACGCTCGCCGCAAGTGAAACCCCACGCCGGATCATGTTGTCCGAAGAGACAGCCCCGGAACCTTTGGAGAACACGATGAGTGACATCATCCTCAAGTTGGCCGAGGCCACCGGACTCCCGGCAGAGGCTCCCGAGCTTCTCGCTGAGGTTCGACGCCTTCAGGCTGAGGCCGAGAAGGTCGAAGCCCTCACCGAAACTCTCGAAACTGCGACGAAAGAGATCGAGCAGCTTCGCACCCGCAAGGAAGAGCTGGAGGCATCCGAGAGGGTTCGTCTGCTCGACGACGCCTGTGCTCAGGGCCGCATCGCTCCCACCGAGCGCGAGGACTACTGGCAGATCGTCACGACGCTGGGCGAGCAGAAGGCTCACCGCCTCTTCGCTGAGGGCCGAGTCGCCCCGGTCGGGAAGAAGGAATCCTCCGAGGCCACCGTCATCGAGACGAGCCAGGAGAGCCTCGACAACGCCGTGCAGCAGCTTGCCGAGCGCCTCGTCTCCGAGCAGGGCCTCAACGAGGCAGCCGCCTACTCCCGAGCGATGGTGGAGGTCCTGACTGACCCCAGCAAGCTCGCTCTCTACGAATCTGAGACTCTCAACTAAGGAGCCGAGAACATGTCTGTGCCCTTCGACCCCTACGTCCTAACTCGCAAGTGCAACGAGGACCTCGCCGGCAAGGAGTACCACTTGGTACGCCCGAACGGTGACGACGACATCACCCTGACGACCGCCACTCAGCTCCCCATCGGAGCCCTGACCAACGACGTCGGCACAGGAACCGCAAGTGATCCGATCTACGTCCCCGTCCAGGTGGGCCAGATCATCAAGGTCAAGTGCGGCGGTGCCATTACTGCGGGCAACCTCGCCGGGTCTGACGGAGCCGGAAAGGCTGTCCAGGTTGACGGTGCCCACGGTGGCGGTGCGAATAACCACGCCTTCGGCATTGCGCTCGAAACTTACGCGAACGGTGACGTCGGAGCATTCCTCTGGGCACCTTCCTACCTCTCTACCTAACCGGCATTACAGGAGAATTTTACAATGGCGAACGTGTTGGGCTTCAAGCAAGACATCATGCTCCAGCGGTACGCTCGGCTCCTCGGGCCGAGCCTCGGTAGCTTTATCGCTGACGATATTTTTGGCGCTGTAGACGTGCCGAGCAAGAGCGGAAAATTTTACAACGTGGACGGCGGTTTCGCCTCAGCGTCTCCGGGTCACGACATGGTGATGGCAGACGGTCAGGCATCGCCCCTCCTTGTCAGTACCAGCGTGAGTAAGGTTGACGGCTGGGAGGTTGACCTCAACGGCCTCGGGTGCCAGCTCTCGAAGTCCTCGGCAGAATACGCTACAGGCAACGGGCTGAACCTCCGACAGGCGAAGACGGCTCTGCTGGCTCGCGAGACGATGATCAACCGAGAGCGACAGGCTGCGGCCGTGGCATTCTCGACCACCGTTTTCGCAGGCAAGACCGCCGCTCTGGCTGGCGCGTCCCGCTGGGACAACGCTGCCTCCGATCCGATCTCTGATGCGATGACCGCCAAGGACAACATCATCAAGAACTCGGGCGAAGAGCCCAACGTCGCGATCATGGGATACGAGGTCTATACCGCCCTCAGAACTCATCCCTTGATCTTGGAGTACGTCTCGCGCACCTCCAACAGCGTCGGCATTGTGTCCAACGAGGACATCGCCCGCGCTCTTGACGTCGAGACGATCTACGTCGGCAAGGCCGTAGCTAATACGGCGGTCGAGGGGCAGACAGCCAGCAACGCCTACATCTGGGGCAAGCTCTGTCTGTTCGCCAGACTGCGCCAGAGCCCCGCTCCGATGAGCCCGCAGAGTGCCCTCCAGCGGTGGCGCTTCCAGGGTTCGCAGGATGGCGCTGTTCGTCGGTGGGAGCCCACTCCCTACATCGAGCAGATTGACATGCTGTGGAACGACCAGTTCGCTGCTCCGACCACTGAGCTGGGTTACCTATACGACACCGTCGTCTCGTAGGGGGGTTGTCATGACTCTTCGCTACAAGGGTGTTGCCGAGAACCCGGAGAATGGCCTCCGGGTTCGCCTCGGCTATAGCGTGCTGGCTATTTCAGGAGATCATACGGTCACCAACCAAGACGCTCAGTTCCTCCACATTACGCCGAGCGGTTCCAACAGGAACATCACCATGCCAAACGAGGCTGCTTCTCAGGGCTCCTTCTTTTGGATCGCTAATGCGTCTGATACGCACAGCCTGGTGATTCTTGATTCCGCTGGTGGATCAGGGCCTGGGACTATTGGAACCGAAAAGCAGTACTTTGTCGTTTGCGACGGAAGCGCTTGGCAGGTCATCGCAGTCGATTAGAACTAGGAGGAGCGTCCCTCATGGATCAATACGAAGTCTGCCCCGGCCGCATGGTCAAGATGGGCAAAGCTACCTACCCACCCGGGGCATTGGTCCCCGTCTTCGATGGCATGGACCTGCTCGTTGAGAACGGGACCATCCGGGCGGTCAAGGTTGAAGAGGTGAAGCGCCCCGAGCCTGTGAAGGCAAAGGGCACACCTCACGCCGCCTTCGACGCGGGTGATCCCAGTAGCGTCAAGGCTGTCCCACTGCGCTATCTTGCCGACTGCTTGGCCGAGGTCGACGACGTGGACGTGCTCAAGGAGATGCACGCCCTTGAAACCCGCAAGGGAGGCAAGGACCGCATCGAGGAGCGTATCGGAGAGCTGACAGCATGAAGGTGATCGCATTGGTTCCTCTTTTGATGGGCCAGGACAAGATCGAGATCGGTCAAGAGCTGGAGCTGTCCGACTACAGCGCCGAGAAGCTCATTCAGCGAGGCGCGGTCGCCCTCCCCGCCAAGAAGAAGAAGAAGGCAGCGAAGAAGCCCGCCGCCGAATAGGAGTCAGCCGTGGCCTATAACTCCGACCTCGCCACGGCGACCTCAATGGCTCCCCAGCTCGGGACGCTATCTGACACTTCCACCCCCACATCAACGCAAGCGACGGCGATCTGGGCCGGGTCCTATGATCAGGTTCGGGTTGCTCTGCTTGCTAACGGGATCGGGGACACCTTCACAGCTTCAAGCATTGCCGAGGGCTGGGCTCAACGAGCTGAGATGTACCTCGCATCCGGCGAGATTCTGATGGCAAAAGGCTCCATCGGAGTCAACGCCGAGAGCACGTCTCAGGCACTGATCGACATGGGTCAGGCGATGCTCAACAGCCTCCCCGACATCCGGCAGGTGTTGATCGACAACGGGGGCTCCGAGGTCGCCGGCGGTGCGGACAGCCGGATGGGCAGCCACTGGACCCGAGCGAAGGATCCCGAGTGGGACTCGACCCCCGGCGGCGATGACGTGCCCTATGCTGCGGTGCCTATCTTCCCTGACGGCTCGGACCTCTAGTCGTGGCCGGACTCTCTCTTTCGCCTGGGATGGCGGCAGCTCGCTCTCGGATGGGCGGCTCTGGCGGGGTGCGCTTCACCCTGGACATGGAGCCGGACGCCAAGAATATCGACATGGCCTTCTCTCGGTGGTCGAGGTTGTTGGACAACTGGGGACCAGCATTCGCTGACGTCGTCCGGCTTTTTCAAATGCACGAGCGCCAGCACTTCGATACTCAGGGGCGCAGCACCGGGCGCAAGTTCCGCAAGCTCTCCGAGTCCTATCGGCAGTGGAAAGATAAGAACTACCCCGGTCGTCCCATTCTGGTCCTGCGCGGGACGCTACGCTCAGCCCTAGTTCGGGGCGGTCGGGGTACTGATGGGATCCGCAAGATCACCCGAGACAGCTTGATCGTCGGAGTCGATCCGAACAGCCCGACAGCGGTCTATGCTCGCGCGCACTCACGAGGTGAGGGCCGAATGCCAAAGCGGCCCCCGGTGCGCTATGACCCCACACCTTTCTCGCCGGACCTCAACCGGGTCGGCAACATCGGCGGGCGCGTCCCCTTCGGCTCGGCGGTTGCTCAGATCTTCCAGGTCTACATCGTCAAGAAGCGCAAGGAGGCCCACGCGGACAAGCTCTTCGCTGATCGCTACGATTGGCGGAAGATGCGCCGGGGCGTGATGGCGCTCGGCAAGAGGACGAAGTAAGTGGCGACCTTCACCGAGCGAGCTGTGGACGCCGTGAACGCGATCCTCACCGATGGGGCCACTGGACTCAACGGATCTACCCTGCCGGCGCTCAGGGCGGCGCTCGGCATCGGGTCGGGGGCTCTGCCTAGCATCC